GTAATTTCAATATTGGAGTATCTCTAATGGCTAGGTTTAACGTAACAGATAGTGATGGCAATACAAATTTTATAGATGCAGAAGAAGCTTATGTAGCTGCAAACTATTCATCTTATACAAAAGTTGCTGAAATAGTACCTGCAGGTATTGAAAACGATCTTGCAAGACAATGGCGTGACAATGAGCTTATAGCTACTGATTTAATATCTCAGATAGCTGATCATCCTAAACATGACGACTATCTAGCTTATCGCGTTAAGCTAAGAGATTGGCCTTCTACTTCAGACTTTCCTGATACTAAACCAACTGCTCCTGAGTGAGTTATTTATTAGAGAATGAGGCAGCGGTATAGTATGAAGACAGAAATGGAAGTAGCTTTGGAAGCCTTAAATAGAATAGAACAACACGAAAAAGAATGTGGTGAGCGTTGGGCTGAAGCTGTTGTAGAATTACGCTCTCTTAAAGAAGCTACAGAAAAACATGCTGCTAGGTGGGAGAAACTTGCTTGGTTAGTCGTAGGCGTAACTATTACGTCATGTGCAGGAATAATATTCACAGGTTAATCTATGAAAAAGAATAGAGTACAAAAGTCTTTAAGAAAGAAAAAGTTTTTTGGCGGTATAAATGTAGATGCTCAAGCGGCAGCGGCGGCAGCGGCAGCTAATTCAAGAAGGCAGTCTTCTCCAGTTCAAGCTACAGACTGGTTTGACTATCACGAAAAAAAGGCAGCGGGTGTTAATGTATCACAACCTGCTGCTAATAGAGGTAATGCTGCTTCAACTACAACGAGTAATCCTTATGGCCAAGGAGTAGATCCTTCAACTGCTCAAAATATTAGAGCGGGTACAGGAACAGTAGGCACAGGAACAACAAGTGTAGGAAGAACGGGAGGTAATGTTCTTACATCAAGTGGCTATATGAGTCCTTATGGAGGAATTGGTGATTTTAATATAAACATACCAGAGTTTCCAGAAGATGGCAGTAGACCTCCTTGGTGGCCACCAGATCAGCCTTGGCCTCCTGGAACCGATCCTGAACCTGAACCTGAACCTGATCCTGAACCTGTAGATCCTAGGAAAGGCGAAGTAACTGTTGATAGAAAAGAGGGAGAACCGCCTGACGTTCAAATAAATAGAGGGGAGACTTTTGATCCTGAAGATGTAAGTGTTGCAGAAGTTGATGGTGAAGCAGAAGGAACTGGCTTAGACACAGTTACAATGGGACAGCCTACAAAAGTAAGGCCAACAAAAATAACTCCTGCTCGTTATGATGCTAGAGGCTATGGTGCTTCTGAAGCAAAACTGCGTGATGATTATACTACATCTACTATGCGAGTCGGGCGTATAGGCGATATTGATGCTCCTAAAGGTGCTGTTGGTACTGTATCAAGAGTAGCAGATGCTGATGACCCTAAATTTTCTACAACAGTACAAGCTGCTAAAAGACGTAGAAGAGATGAAAGAAAAGCATTAGCAAAAGATTCAGAGTTTAAAAAAGATGAAGATTCTGTAATTGATCCTGTAACAGGTGCTATTACTGTACTGTCTCCAAGCAAAGCTGCTGAAAAACAAACTAGAAGTGCTATTGTAGGTGAACCTGCCCCAGATGGCAAAGCTGCTGAAATCATGTCATTATATGAGTTTGATAGAGCGCAGCAAAGAGAAATTAAAGGAGCAGAAGCTAAAGCAAAGGTTCTTAGTGATCTTAAAGCAGAAGGTTTTCCTGACGATGTAGCTGAAGAACTTGCTGACGATCCAGAAAGATTAGCAGCGGCTGCTGATAGTTTAGATGATGGAATTAAAACTAGGCTTTCAGGACTTCCTCAAGATGCTTTAATAAATGTTCAAATGGAATCTTTGTTAGCAGGAATGGACGAAGGGAAAACTCCTGCATGGGCTAGACCAGCATTAGCAGCAGTTGAGGCTAATTTAGCTGAAAGAGGTTTAGATGTTTCTACAGTTGGAAGAGATGCTCTTTTTAATGCTATAATACAAACTTCTATACCTATTGCTCAGGCTAATGCCCAAGCAATACAAGCAGCGACTTCTCAAGATAAAACATTAGCGGGACAGTTCCTTATAAAGAATGCTGAGTTTAAACAGCAAATGGAACTGGCAAATCTTTCTAATGATCAGCAAATGCGTTTAGCAAATTTAAGCGCACAAAATGCAGCAAGTCGAGATAATCTAAGCGCAGCACAGCAAACAGAATTAGCTAATCTTCAAGCTAGAGTACAAGAAAATATAAAAGCTAATGAGATTGCAAATAGCATGGGCCTTGCTCAATTGTCTGTTGATCAGCAAAGAGCAGTTGGAAATGCAATGACTGTTGCTAAAATAGACATGGCAAAGTTTAGCAATGCTCAACAAGTTGAATTAACTAATAGTAAGTTTATGCAGACTTCTACACTTCAAGATTTAAACAATCGTCAGCAAGCTAGTCTGCAAAATGCTACTATAATAGCTCAAATGGATTTAGCGGCTGCAGATCAAAATACTAAGTTAGCTATAACAAATGCTAGAAACTTTTTGCAAATGGACTTGAGTAATTTAAACAATGCTCAACAAGCTAATATGTTAAAAAGTCAGCAAGATCAGCAAAGCCTACTTACACAGTTCGCTGCTGACAACGCAGCAAAACAATTTAATGCATCTTCTGAAAATCAAAAAAATCAATTTATGACTAATCTTGAAGCTCAGATGAATCAGTTTAATGCACTTCAAACAAACACTGCAAAACAGTTTAGCGCAGATGCTATTAACAAAGCTAGAATGTTTAATGCGGGAAACAGGCAGCAAGCAAGTTTAATGCAAGCACAGTTGAACGCTCAAATTGATCAGTTTAATTCTCAATTATTGTTTCAACGAGATCAATGGAATGCTGCAAACATGCAAGCTGTTCTGCAGTCTAATGTTGAATGGAGAAGAAAAGCTAATTTAGTTAACACTGCTGCTCAGAATTCTGCAAATCAAATGAATGCTCAAATGCAGTTTAATCTGGATTCAGCGGAACAGGCTTTTTTGTGGCAGAATTTAAGGGATGAAGCAGCATACCTAAGACAAGCTTATGAAAATGAAGAGCAGAGAAAAACTACTTTGTATGCAACTGCTCTTGGTAATGAAACATCAGCAGAAAAAGGTAATGTCGGCACTAAGACTTTAAAAGATTGGATTGATCAAATATTTGGGATTACTTAGGAATAACTATGGGACTTCTTAAAAAAATATTTAAAGGCGTAAAAAAAGTCTTTAAAAAAATTGGCAAGGCCATTAAAAGAACTTTTAAAAAAATTGGTAAAGTTTTTAATAAGCTGGGAGTAGTAGGTACTATTGCATTAGCAATAATAGCACCTTACGCCTTACCCGCTTTAACGAGCTTTGCTGGGGCCGCTGCTGCCTCTAGTAATGTCCTTGTTTCAGGATTTGGAAAACTTTTAGGTACAGGCTTAAAGTTTGCTTCTGGTGCAAGTAAAGCTTTAGGAGCAGTAAGTAAAGCTGTAGGGCAGACTATTAGTAATGTTGCTGGTAAAGTTGGAGGAGAGTTCCTAAAGAAAATGGGAATAGAAAACTTTATGGGTAAAGATTTAACTAAGCTTGATAGCTGGGGAGACATTTGGACAAAAACTCAAGATAGCTTTGCAGGAGTTAAAGATGCTTGGAAAACAGGTATCGGAGATGTTCAGAGTCAGTTTGATGTTGCAAAAGCAACAGCAGAAACGCCAGGTTTAGAAGGAGTAAGCACTCCCATGCCTGAAGGAGCTATGATTACAGATCCTTCTTACACAGATCTTTCTGCACAACAGACAATGATGCCTGAAGGAGCTATGATTACAGATCCTAATATGCAATCATCTTTATTTGATCCTAATGCTCTTGAAAGAGGAATGCAGCAAACAATGCAAGCTCCTCTTCCTCAAGCTCAAACAATGATGCCTCAAGGGGCAGGGGTTACATCTGTAGCAGGGACTGATCAATTTATGATTGATCCAACTGCTCTTGAAAGAGGAATGCAGCAAACATTAGAAACTCCAAGCTGGGAAGAGTTAACTAGAGATGGCTTGGAGGCTGCTCAACAAAAAGGGGAAAGTTCTTTCTTTAGTACAGAGTATGGTAAGCCTTCTCTGTTAGAAAGAGGAAAAGCTTTTGTTGCAGATGCTGGGAAAGATATTTTTAGTGAACTAAAAGATGAAGCTAAAGGTAAAATTAAAGACAAATTCCAAGAAGCTATTTTTGGTAGTGAGCAATCTACTGGAGAAGGTACTGGCGGTGGAAGTCGTCTTGGCATAGTTGATCCGCTTCCTATGGTTCAAATAGCACAAGGAAGTCAAGTTAGTGCTATAGGAGTCGAAGTTAATCCTCAAAGTGATTGGGCTTTGCAGTTTGCTCAAATGCCTACTGCATATAATCCTTTTGATCTTATTACTCCAACACCAAGGATGACATCGTGAAACAAGACTTAGCTGATACTAACCCACAGTTACAGGAACATTTTTCTTTAATGAATGCTCCTATACCAGGACAAAGTTTAACAAATGATCCTGAAAACCCTTATCCTTGGGAAAAGGCTCCTGAGTTTACTGTTCTTCAAGAAGCAATTGATTTTTTGTTTGTGACTTTAACAGAAGAGGCTGCGCTTGAAGGTCTTGTAGAGTCTGCTATGCAGGGTGGAACTATAATGGAACTTACTAGATTAGTTCTCTTCAAAGGCTTTACAGAGGGTAAGTGGAATCCTGATTTGTTTCTTTTACTAGTAGAACCTACTGCTTATATGATTATGGGTATTCTTGAAAGAGCAGGGGTAAGTGATTACATTGTTATGGATGACGATGATGAAGATTTGTTTGGTGCTTCATTACCTGAAGAAACTAAAGAAAACTTAAATAATAAGGAAGCTCCTGAAACAGTAGAGGCTCCTTCTCCTAGTTTAATGGCGAGGCAATAGATGAGTGCTATAGAAAACGTATATCAAGAATTATCTGCTAGGCAAAGAAAGCAAAGAGATGATAATGAAAAATCAAGACGTAGACGAGAGCTTCTTGAAATTGCAGGTACTACAGCTATTGGCTTATACAAAGCTAATATGGAAGATAAGGTTGATGATTTCTTTCAAAATGCAGAAGTAATTAAAAGTAAAAATGTTTACAATCAAGCTCAACAATTAAATGAGACTTATGCGGATCATGCAAAAAAAGCCTTAGATTATCTGGGAGGGGAAGAACAGTATGTTTTTGATACTTTTGTAACTCCTTACGTTACTAAGATAGCTCAACAGGAATACGACGGTTGGGATACAGGATACACAGACGCAAGTAAAACAAAAGTGCTTAATAATCTTTCAGACAAGTTTAGAAATGACATTTATGAACGCTATAAAGAAATACAAGGTCTTAGAAGTAAAGTAGATCTTTCTCAAAACTTTGAAGAGTTTGTAGACGATGCTAATCTTTTTCCTGATAGTATGGGTGCTGATATAGTATCTAAAGTATTTGGAAAAGGTCAGAATAAAGCAGACGCTTTACTCCAATCAAGTAAAGGTGTTTTAGAGCAACTTAGTCCTGAGATATATGAGTTAGGCGGGAAACAAGTTTTTGAAGCTGGTGGATTTGAAGCTGCTAAAGATTATATAGCTAGTGCTAAACCTATTTTATCAGAAAAGTGGAATAGAAGTGAGATAACAGAAATTCCTACCCTTACACAGGATGGAAAAACTTTAAAAAATAGAAGAGTTTTTATTGAAAGAAGTGCTTTAGATCCTGATAAAATTAGATTTTTAGCTATGGACGGGAAAACAGAAATTCCTATGAGCGACTTAGCAAAAAGACAGATTATAACTAGAGAAATTACATATAAAGACTTTTTTGGCAACGACGTAAAGAAAACAGTATATGTAGAAGAAACAGTAGACGTTAATGGGAAAATATTAACAACTGTTCCTGAGCCATCTAATGCTCAAGAGTCTCCTGAGTCAGAACTTCCTATCGCCCTTGGAACACAGGATTATAGTTCTGTTAAAGAAAAAGTATCTAAAGGAGTACTTAATCAAAATAATAATAAGTTTGACAAAGATAGAACTATTAATGACGTTATTGTTGAACAAGCAGAAATTTTTAATACAGATGCTGATGCGTACAGAGATGCTTTAGTTGAAAATGTATCTAGAGAATTGTATAAACTTTCAACTACTTTTTCTAATGAAAACCAAGATGCCATAGCTCTTGCAACTAGAATTGTTTTAAATAGGCGGGAAAGGCTTATAGGAAAGGATGAAGAAATTGACGATACTAATACTTTTCATCGTGGAACACATTTGGGATATACAGGTGCTGCTAACGGACTAGAAGTTTTAGAAGCTTATGCAGACAGTGTAGCTTTAGGAACAGTTCCTCTTACACAAGACAATTTAAAAACATTTTTAAAACTTCTTGAAAAAACAAATGTAGCTGCACAAGCTGACATTATGAGGAACGAAGGGAAAAATCAAATACTTAATGATATGTTTAATAAGGACAGCGTGAGAACTTTG